TGCACAACCTGAGGCAATTATGTTGATTTGGATCAATATTTCCAAAAAAACCTTATAAGTATCGGTGTGCCTTTAGATGATAAGATTCTTTAGGTGGTCTTTCCTGATTCTACAGGAAATCCAGTCATTATAATATTCCTTCTTGATTAAGGCACCTCTAGTAAATATCTCCAGAGATTCATAATAGGAACATTCGGATCTAGTTTTGCAAAGGTGAAGAATTTCTCTTTTGAAATGCTTTACGCCTAGTTTATGTACTTCTTCTTGTAGAATCTTATTGGATCCCCAATAGGCTCTCCAATCAGAATTTACTCTGATTTTCTTAACTTTACCTTTGACCTGCTTACGACCAGATTTGGTAAAAAACTTCTTACCAATGTAATAGCGATTATCTTTTTTGTTTGTTATCAAATAGACATAACCAAACGCATCGCCAATTTGGTCTTCAGTAAACTCTTTTCCGTTATATAACCACACTATTCATCCTCATCTCCTGATTCTTCTAGGTCTAATATATAGGCCGAGCAGAATGGACAGTAGATGGGATCGTCTTCACATTTATTCTCATCATAACGAATTGTGAATTCTGAATCACAGTCTTCACAGTGATGATGAACACTATTCATTTAATTTCCTTTTGTTATGCAGCCTTACCCCATACGTCTTGCCAATCACCAGACAGTGCGCCTTTAGCGTAATCTGTAGCTTTGTTTTCAAAAAAGTTTGTATGCGTAGGTGCGTTAATCATTTCTTCAACCCATGGTAATGGGTTCTTCTTTACTTTGAAAATACCTTTCATGCCCATAGAAATTAGTCTACGGTCTGCAATATAGCGAATGTATTGCTTAACATCGGCTGCTGTGAGATTTGGCATATCGCCCATCTCAAATGCCAAATCAATAAATTTATCCTCAAGTTCAACCATTCGTGTTGCGATTTCGTAGATACGACCTTTAAGTTCATCGTTCCAAATTTCTTTATTCTCTTCAATGTAAGTTCTGAATAATTTAATCATTGATTCAGTGTGCATGGTTTCATCAACGATTGACCATGTAACAATCTGACCCATGCCGCGCATCATGCCATGGCGCGGGAAGTTCAACAGCATAATAAATGAAGAGAACAATTGCATACCTTCTGTGAATGCAGAGAATACTGCGATATGCGTTGCTGTAGATTGTATGTCACCATTCGTATTAGACAAATCTAAAACATAGTCGTGCTTATCTTTCATCTGCTGATACTCAAGAAACTGATTATATGTTGTTTCAGGTAGACCTAATGTTTCAATCAAATGGCTATATGCAGCAACATGCAATGCTTCACGCGCAGAAAAGCCTAATAACATCATGCGTACTTCTGGTTGTGGAAAATAAGGCAGATAGTTCTTGACATAACCACCTGCAACATCAATGTCGCCTTGTGTAAAGAATCTAAAAATATGCGTAAGAAACTGTTTTTGTTCTTTTGTTACTTTGTTCTTCCAATCCTTTACATCTTCTAACATCGGTACTTCAGTATGCATCCAGTGAGACTGTTCATGTTTAAGCCATGCATCATAAGCCCATGGATAGTTAAACGGTTTGAAACTGTTTCTGTCATGCATTAAATTGCTTTTTTTCTTAGTCATTCTGTGCCCATTCTTGTAATTCTTTAGTTGGTTTATTTCCTATTAATCTTTTTACTTCTATATTTTCGTTCAACATTACTAATGTAGGTACTGACCTAATTCCATAATCTGATGCTATTTCAGGATTAACATCAATATCAACAACTTCAATAGGCATTTTCAATTCTGCTTTTTCTAAATTCATTGATAACATCTTGCATGGTTGACACCATGATGCAGTGAATCGTAATAGTCTTTTCATTATTGCTCCATTAATTTATCTACAAAGTCGGATAATAACAAATGGTGTTCATGGTAATGCCAGTGTTTCTTCAAATACTTTTTGTCATACCAAAATTCTTCACTTTCTAAATGACACCCAATAAGTCCAATTCTGTTTTGAATGATAGCCATCGCATCACCGTTTGCATAGGTTGCAATCGTTTTAAATTTACTCTTATCACCTACAATTGCACACCCATCATAGAAAAACATATTCTTTGGTTGACCATTCCATGTTACTGCAATTGCTTTACTGTGAGGTCTTCTTGTATCCGTATTTGGTTGCTTTATATATTGCACAGCATCCGCATCATCCAATATATTGAAATAATCTTTTCCAGCCCAATATGCACCCATACAAATACCTAGATATCGCCCTCCATTATGAACAAACTTACGAACCCTATCAAGATTGTGCTTAAATGTTACATCAAATCTATCTGCATCACCGATACCACCTGGCACTGCAACCATATCAACGCCATCAAAAAAATTATCTTCTAGTGTACCTTTTGAAAATATCTTAAAATTATACCCTGCTTTCAAAGCATTCATCACCCCATTACCTGACTGAACAGAACAACGCGGATCACATAAAAACAATGCTATAGTGGGTTTCATTTATTTTATTAGTTTTCGTTTTCGTAAAATCATACCGACATATGTACCACAAAATGCTCCAATAGCTGCTGGTATCAGCAACCAATTATTTACTGTGTAATTAATAACTGCAATACATGCAACCAAATATACAATTCCTGACCATATACTAGCCCTCAGTACTTGCTCATTATAAACCGCTTGAAGGAAGTATGTATAGAACACATCCAAAAAGAATACGGCAAGGAATGTAATAATATATTCAGACACAATCAACCTTCGCAAGCAAGGCATACATCTTCTGTTGCTAATGCCTTTAGATCAATTTCTTCCATTACTTGTCGCTCAATCTTACGTGATACTTTATCAGCCTTAGCTAACTTTTCACTGCGACAATAATAAAGTGTTTTCAGTCCTTGTTTCCATGCTTGAAAGTGTACAGCATGAAGATACTTTACATTTACATCCGGTCTAAAGAAAAGGTTAATGGATTGCGACTGGTCAATGTAATTTTGTCTGTTAGCTGCGTGGTCCACAATCCATCGCTGGTCAATCTCCATACTCGTTTTGAACACACTACGTTGCCACTCGTCAAGGAATGTGAGATGTTGAGCCGATCCGTCATTCGCAATGATACTTGACCATACTTCATTGTAATCAAGTTTGGTGTCTGCACTGCACTTCTCCTTAATTATTTGGTCTAGAAATTTGTTTTTGTTTAAGTGGGCACCCGAAAGTGTGTCTTGTCTATATGCATTAGCACGATAGGGTTCAACACTAGGACTTGTATTACCCATAATGATAGATGATGAAGCATTTGGTGCAATAGCCATGGCATGAGAAAAACGTTTGCCAGTGCCAACTGCATCTGGTGCTTCACCACGAATTTTACCAAGTTCAAGATTTGCTTCATCTAATTTTTCACGAATATGCTTGAAGATTTTAATATTAGCACCTGTTGCCATAGCAGATTCCCATGGCAAATTATTCTTCTGTAAGTATGCATGAAAACCTAATGCACCAACACCAATACTACGTTCTTGTTGTGCAGAATGAATTGCACGTTTCACTGTACTGGGTGCATTATCAATAAAATATTGTAACACATTATCTAACATCTCTGCGGTATCTTTTAGAAACAAAGGATCATTCTTCCATTCATCATAGTATTCTAAATTAACCGATGATAAACAACACACCGCAGTACGATCTTTATCTGTTGGCAGAATAATTTCTGAGCATAGATTGCTTTGATTAATTTTCAGACCAAGTTTCTTTTGAAACTCTGGCATTTTGTCATTACTTGTATCAATGAAGTGCAGATATGGTTCACCTGTATGCATACGCATTTCAAGAATACGTTGCCACAAATCACGCGCAGATACAGACTCACGAATTTCATTGTTATGTGGATCGCGCAAGTGCCATGTATCATCGGCTTCAGGATCAATCATACACTTTTCAATCAAATGCATGAAGTCATCCGTGATGTTGATACCATGATGTAGATTCAAGCAACGCATATTCTGGTCACCTGTTGGCTTACGCATCTCCAAAAAGATTAAGATATCAGGGTGAGAAATGTTAAGATAAGCAGCATAACTACCGCGCCGAGTCCTACCTTGTCTATAAGCGAGAGATGCTGCATCGTATGTACGCAAATGAGGCATAACTCCGACTGATTTATCATCTGCACTGCGAATGCCAATACCGATTCCAATTCCACCTCCCAACATTGATAACCAATTTACTTCCGATAAACAATCCACCAAACCTTCTGCACTATCATGGAGATAAGGCAGGAAACATGAGATAGGCAAGCCACGCTTAGAACGACCAAAAGACAAAATGGGAGTAGAATAAGAAAGCCAATGTCTGCTGCTATATTCATATAGTCTCTGCGAATGAATTTCATCAGAACCGAATGCTTTTGATACATATGCAAACCTTTCTTGAGGAGAAGATTCGTCTTCTCGCATGTAACTTTCTTTTAATCTTAATTTACCTAGTTCATCAAACAAATCATCGCGTGAATAGTCTACCTTAATACCATGAATGATATTCTCTTGCATTGTGTTGCTCCAATTATTTTTATTTTTCTACGAATTCCATGACCATAGGAAATACTTTTGATATAACCTTGGCACATTCTACTGCTACTTCTCTGTGTTCTTTTTGTGTTCCGTTTGCGCTACGTAATTCAATGTAATGTAGCCATGATCTTAGAGTACCATTCATATACATTCTTGAAACTGTGATGCCTTCGGGTAACACTGCTCTAGCCTGTTCTTTTGCGATACCATTTTCAATAGCCCATCTATAGGCTTTTGTTGCTGCATGTAGAACATAATCTTGTTGTGTTTCCCAATTTAAACTTAGACCGATATCTTTTGACTCTATGCTATTTTGGCGATTTGTTGTGTCTTGCAATCTTGCTTCACGGATATTAAAACCTAAGTCTGCGATTGCGTAACGTTGTGAAAACTCCTGAAAAGAAAACGAACGATGGCGTAGAATCTGTCTTGCAATGTCGCGTGTTGTTTCAATCTCAAGGCAAATACTTACCATTTCAAATGGTGACCAATGTTTGTTTTTGATTAGATAACGAAGTAACTTCTCAGAGGTGTCTGTGTTTGTTTGATTACTGGGATTTGATACACGGGCGCAGAATGCAATCATTTCCGTCATGTTGTCTACGAACCTCATATCAGGTTGAGAATAACTTATCAATTCTACTTTCATACTTTTTTCCAAAATGTAAATTTCGTCAACGCTTCTAATCCGGTGAAGGAGTTACTACTTATAATTTCTTTTACTTTCAAACCATTCAAAATCATTTCATTTATATCTTTTCCAACAATATTATTTGGCCAAATTACAACTTCTTGACCTGCATCAATTGCTTTCTTTAACAGTTTTACTATATCTTTGTTTCGTGGTTCATTATCAAATATTAGAATTTTTTTTGCATCTATTTTTTCTGCAACTGCAAGTAAATTAGCATCGCCAGAAGCAATACAATTATCCAAAAATAAAGAATCCAAAGGACCTTCAACCACATAAGCAAGTTCATTTTTATTTAATCTATCTAATCCATAAACAAGTTTGTCTTCGCTATCATCAGTTCTAATTGTAACATAACGTAAAGTTTTATCGCTTGTTTCTAATGCACGACCCGAAACTGCTATGAGTGTATTGTATGTATCATAGTAAGGAATCACAAGTCTTGCATCATCAATAATTGTTTTGCCATGATTAGGTACTAGTGCATCCACAAACTTCTTGTAAGTGCTAGTAAATAACAGCATCTTATAGTATTTTTCAGGTATCTGTCGCTTACGCAAATAAGTTAAACAAAAATGTCCTTCAGGAAGTTTATCACACCATTCAGCATGTTCAAATGTTTTTGTTTTGTCTAATTTATCAAAACGAAATGTTGGTACATTAAATGTTGGCTTAAACGGTGTTCTGTTTGTTTCGCCAGATTTATAACGTTCCATGACATATTCATCGTGTAAAGATGGATCAACATTCTTTAACAGATTGCTTATATTAGTTCCTGCACCACAATTGTGACAACGATAAAACAAGTTATTGCCTTTTTGAAAGACATAACCTCTAGCTTTGCTTAGATTTGTTTTACTATCGCCGCATAATGGGCATGAGAAATTCCATAGATAATCACCCTTCTGCTTGAAATTACGCAAGCGTGAGGAGATTAAACGAACATACTTTGAATCAATAGGGAGTGCCATAGATCATAATATAACATAGATCAAAAGAAAACACAAGCACACTATAAAAGTGTGCCTGTGCGCTTAGAATAACTTCAATAAATGTGCTACAGTTTCACCATGGGCTGATACCCATGCCAGAACAACAAGTGCGCCTGCTGAAGTCCAAACCCATCTATCTCTCTGAGATTTGAGTGCTGAGATTTCTCTAGCAAGTGCTGAATGCTGTTCACATGATGCATTATAGTTTCTTTCTAACACACTTGTCAAGTCATCTCGCGTTCTATCAAGGCAATCATGTACTTCTTTTACATCTGCCTTGAGGTCATCCATCTTCTCGTCAAGATTATGTACCTTAGTTTCAACAATACCTAATCGTTCTGCTGTTGTAGCCATTATTTCTTCTTATCAGGTACTTCTGTACCTTCCAATTTTTTGTGTACTTTGATTTTCTTACACTGCTCAGTTTTCTTGCCTTTTTTATCAGTAACTTCTTTGCAAACTTGTTTTGTCTCAGCCGCATATGCGGAGCCAAAGCCCATGCAAATCGCTACGAATAGGGTTAAAAATAGTTTGTTCATTTTGGTTTCCTTATTTTGGTGCGAATTTTTCTGATGCTGTAAATCCTAGTCCTGCAATAACAATATACATTAGACTATTGAATACAGCCAAATCAATCTTAGTACCGAACCATGTCTCACTGATGAATGCTGCTGCACATAACAAAAATGATAAGAATGTGATTACTCTTTTGCTGCTAACAGAATCGTTTGTGCCATCGGCTAACATGCTTCTGAACCACATATTATACTCCTAAAACGTGAAGAGCGTGGTTATAATGCTTGATGCGATCTTCTAGACCAATTGTACCACCATTGATGCGTTTTGTCAAGGTAAGAATATCACCTTTATCTGCCCATTGGTTTAGATTATTTGTTTCCCAAAACCAGCAAGCTGATTGTGCTGCGCCCTCAAATGTTGCAAGATATGCGGGTACGTCATCAACTGACATTTCTAGACTATCTGCGAATGCGGTGTAGTTATCTTTACCAGTCAACTGAATCAAACCACGACCACAGTATTTGAAACCTTCACCTGATTCTTCAGGTCCGTTACCCATACGACCACCATATACACGATTAGCAATCTTTTCTTGATTGTGTGCATATGCTTTAGCAGTATCTAAATCTTTGAAGTATTTTGGAAATACTTTCATTAGACTTTCTGCTTTGTAGTTTAGATTTTCTTTGAGGATACGGAAGTTTGCGCTTTCATGGGCGCACTGTGCAATGAATGCAGCGATACGCTGTGGTGTATTGATTTCATAATCAGGTAGTAACTGCTCTAGTGCATGATGCCATTGTGCCACATATGGATTTCCTGGAATCATTTGTGCTAATTGTTCTTGTGTAAGCATGATATCTCCTAGGCTAATGCTGACGCTACGCTAATAACACCATCAATATAGTCACGATATTTAATATTTTCTTCAAGTTCTAGTGCTGCTGAGATGATATTTCTTTGATGAATAACATCTCCCATCAACTCTCTGAATTCATCTCCATTGAGTTCCATTGTGTCGTATAAATCTTTAATTGCTTGTGCTTTGTCTGCTAGTTCATATGGTGTCATGTTCTTGGCCTCTTTGCAATTGCTTTTTGAATGTCGTTCGCTGATTCTGAAATAGATTGTAGTTTTAGTTCACAATAAGTTTTGTTTACCTTATCGGAGGTTGTGTATTTATTATTCAATTCTTCTACCATTATATGAAGTTCATCGGTCATTTTAACTGTCATTTCATTTCTAGGTAAATGCTTTGAAAAGTTCTTTAGTTCGCTAGAATACCCATATAGAACGAAAGAATATTCTTTCATTTTGCTTGTATCTGCACAGAACGGCTTGGATAATGCAGAATATACCGATACTTTATTGACTAAATCATGCTCTGTTGTATCGTATTTTGCCATGAAATAGGCATCAATCAACGTACAACCGCTTAGTGCCACTGCTAGTAATAATGCAAATAATGTTTTCATAATTAACCTTTGTGTTTGAAATATTCCACTTGTCGTTCTCTGTTTAATGCTCCGGCTTTTGTTGGATAAGTGCCAAGATTCTTACCATATTTCTTAGACACCAGACGATACTGGCTGCCAACTTTTACAATATGCTCTACGAATTGTTTGAATGTTTTCATTTTACACCCTCATAGACTTTTTTCTGTTCTTTATACCATTCTTGCCAGCCAAGTAATTGTTCTCTTACTTGGTAGTAGGTGCCGTAATTGTCGGTGACTGTTCTGATGAGGTCACTTGCTTTAACATTGGAGGTTCCTTCAACAGCGGCTCCGGTGCTTGGGGAAACGACATTTTTACTGGCACTGTCGTGAAGCACGATTGCAGCATTAGACAAGGTACACATATTGTCATACTTTGTAACAACCTTCTCAACGATTTGTATATTTGCATCTCTTGTCTCCTTAACTACTTTTATTTTTTCTACGACCTTAGTTTGTATAACTGTATTAACTTGTTCAGATTTTACTTCTGCTTCTGCAATTTTCTTTTGTAAATCTTCTACTTTAGCACGCCATTCTTTTTCTACGCCAATACCACCATAGAAATATACACCTGCAATTAATAAAAGTACAGATACACCTTTTATAATTGCACCATATTCACTGATAAAGGGTACGCTTTTAAGTACAGTACCTAATACAAGACCGATTGCACCTGCAATTAATATGCTATGAATTGCTAATTCAATCCATGCTGTAGGAATAAAAGACAATAAAAACATTATTGTGGTGCTTTCCTACGCATATAAGAAATGAATGATGCTACTTTTTTCTTTTGTACGCCAGGTTCACCTTGGCGACCTACACCAATACCTGCAACAGCACCTGTGCCTACAGAGTTAGCAGGAACAATTGCTGCATCTTCTTCTAATGGTTTGCATACTTTATCTGTATTGCACCAGTACATTCCTGGACCACATTCTTTTTTAAATTCGTTTGACATTTATATTCCTAAAATGTTATTGAACCTGAGCCTGTAAAGGTATATATTTTATATCCACCAATATCAGAGTAAGTTGGTGAACCTGTTGTTGAAGCAACATTATCATATGTATTAGCATAAGCAATAATTACAATACCAGAACCTCCTGAACCAGCATTAGTGTTGTTAAGACCCGGTCCATCGCCGCCTCCACCACCACCACTATTAGTTATTCCTGTATTACCAGAAGTATTGTTAGGTGAAGATACGCCGCCGTTGCCACCATCACCTCCTCCACCTGTTCCTCCTTTTGATCCGGGTCTGGTTCCACCAGTAGCAGGATTTGGTCTTGCACCACCGCCACCGCCAGCATAATAAGTCAAAGTTCCAGAAATAGTGGATGATAATCCAATACCACCATTAGACCAATTTGTTGCATTAGTTACAATACTAGTTGCGCTATTACCTGCTGCGCCTGCTCCTCCTCCACCACCGCCAGCATATCCAGGATATCCAGTTCCACCAGAATTTCCTTGGCTCGGTGTTGTGGCTGGTGTATTACCTGAACCACCTGGTCCAGTACCGCTAGCGGCTGCATTAAATCCTCCTCCACCAGAACCTCCATTAAAACCGGCAATAGTAAGCCCGTTAAAAGCACCAGCACCACCACCGCCACCAGTGCTAGTTATAGATCCAAAAACAGAATCTATACCAGATGATCCATTACTGTTTGCATTATATGTTCCTCCAGCACCAACCGTAATCGTATAAGGAGTTCCAGAAGTCACGGAGAAAGAAGTTCCATTTCTAAAACCACCGGCACCGCCGCCACCACCGCCTGCGCCGCCGGATCCATATTTTGAACCACCAGCACCACCACCTGCAACTACAAGATAATTCACTGTTGGTGTTGGGTTAAGTAAAGAAGGCACAGTGTCTACTACAATTCCTGCGCCAATTGTTATTCCGCCGCCAATGTTCATTTTTTATCCATTAGAATGATATTGTGCCAGAACCTGTGAACGTATAAATTCTATTTCCACCGATATCAGCCCATGTTGGTGAACCTGTTGTCGCTGCTGCATTTGCATATGTATTTGCATAAGAAATAATTACAATACCAGAACCGCCTGATCCTCCGGTGTTTGCAGCACCACCACCGCCGCCACCGCCGCCTGTATTTGTTGTTCCTGCCGAACCAGCTAATCCTGGTCTTCTTGGTGTGCCAGTTCCATATGTGCCGCCGCCATTGCCGCCGCCACCGGTTCCTCCAGAACCTCCTGGCGGATTATTATCTATACTTGAACCAGCATCTCTTGCAGATCCTGCTCCACCGCCGCCAGCATATGCTGTATTTGCTCCGCTGAGTGTTGAATATGATCCAGCACCACCTGCACCACCAAAACCAGGTCCATTATTAAACGCTGAGTTAGTAGTACCATTTGATCCTGCTGTATTTGCACCACCGCCACCACCGCCACCCCAAACACTGATACCAGACGTTGTTGCTGATGTATCACCACCTTTATTTCCTTGGCTGGGAGTAACTGAGGGTGTATTTCCGCTGGCTCCTGTTTTTCCAACTGAGTAACCACCACCGCCACTACCACCTGTATTACCTGTTGCTACTAAAGTGCCTCCACCAGCACCACCGCCGGCTGCACTGATACTATCTAAAACTGAAGCTGATCCATTGGCTTGAGAAGAACCGCCTGCACCAACTGTTATTGAATATGTTGATCCTGATGCAACAGTAAATGTATTACTTGCTGTTCTAAAACCACCAGCACCACCACCGCCAGCGCCGTATTGGTCTGAGCTTGAAGTTCCTCCAGAACCACCGCCACCCACAACAAGATATGATACGTTAAATGATACTGGTGCGGGAGGATCTAAAATTATGCCACCAGAAATTGTTATTCCAGGTCCAATATTCATTTGAAATTTCTTAGAGAGTCTGCTATTTTCATATCTACAGGAATATTAGACGATAGAATATCTTGCCCTTTAATGCCTCTAATTCTTTCAGGCATACAGTTTAGAAATATGAGATATGTTTTTAGTGCAGAATAATCATCTTTAGACATTTTGTAGAATAACATTCGTGTGCATACTTCTACTCCAAAAACATTGTAGACTACGACTAAATGATTTAAAACCAATTGTTCTCTTAATTCACCTAGTTTACGATATCGTTTGAATAATCTCTTCAAATAATTAAATCGTTTCATATCTTCTTTAAATTCACTCATTATGCAGTTAGGTTTATCGTAAGCCTTTGCTGCATACAACATAATATTATCAGATGTTAAATTGTCAAAAAGCATTAAATTTCTTCTTCGTCTTCCTCCTCATCCGACATGATTTCGTTTAGACCTTCCTCATCAGTCAACTCAGCATAAAAATCATAACGATCATCATCGGCGAGATAATAAACAACATAAAGATAGTACTGGTCATTTCCACCAAATTGATCTATCTGTAAAACAATTTCATCTCCTTCTTTAGCAGCATCGTAGAGTGCTGGCATATCAAGACCATGCATATGCAACACTCTACGAATCTTTTGAATGCCTGCTTCAGGAGAAAAAATCACATCAGTCAATACATGATTCAACTGCAAATTAATCTCATCACGGATTTTTTCATCCGATAATGAGGTTTCACTTGCGATTGAAACCTGTTCATCCTCAACTAAGAAGTTTTTAAAACTCATTATTAACTATCTGGATAGATTGTATCGTCAGAACCATCGCTTGTCAACGAACCCATAGCGACAAGTGTTTCTGTGTGAACGCGATTAGCACGACCACCCATAGTCAAGGTAAATACTGCATTACCTGATGTTGGTGCTGCGTTTGGTGTATTTGTGTACATACCACCGCTGTTCAATGTAACTGAAAGAATCAAGCCATTTGCAGCAACTGCAACAGTAGCATTAGCAACTGCGGTATTGCTTGTCGCACCGCTGAATGTTACATAGCTATTTGTACCGTATGAGCCAGTGTTTGCAGTGATTGCTGTAACTGGGCCCATACCCGCTTTACGTAGAACCCAACCTGCATGTTCTGGATGTCCTGATGGACCTGTGCTTGTTGCTGATATTGTTTGCTCGGTTGTATCTACACCAAAAACACCAACTGCTTGGTTTGTAGTATAGATGCTTGCTTGAGCGTTGGCCCATAACTGAACACCGTTAGCGTATGTACCAGTGGCTGCAAAGCCAGTAGCCATACCCTTTGGTGTTGAGCCTGATGCATCTGTGTTTGACCATAATGCCATTTTTATTTCTCCTTGTTAGAATCTGATTAGATTATGTATTTATTGTTATCAAACCGAATCATTCTGTTTTGCAACTGGGCTGGAAAGAACAGGGTCAGCATTAAATTTATTGCTGTTCTTTTCTTTCGCATTTTTCGCAGCAGTTTTTACAATATTAGTTTTCTTCTTTGCTAATGTAAGTTTAGCATTGGTGTCAATAAGACCTGGATCACCCATACCTTCTTCATTAACTTTTTTCATACCCATCTTAGCAAGATGTTTTACTCTTGATAATTTAGAGTGTTTAGCACCAGACTTATCTGTGACTGAACCTGGAGCTTTATCATGTTTTTGATGTGTTTCCCAGCTAGTTACTTTACCAGATTTATCTTTAGTAACTCTTGTTTCAAAACTTTTCATCGCTTCATCCATACGACCATTTGATGCAAGTCTTGCTTTACGTCTTGCGGCTGCAAAATCTGCGCCCTGTGGCAATTTCTTTTGAGAATCATCTTTGCCATCAGCTTTCTTTTGACGAGCCTGAATAGACAAATTCATATTTGGTTCATCCATAGGTTTAAATGATTCATTTACATGACCGTATTTCTTTTTATACCAGTCAGCCATACCATGTGTTTTACGATAGTGTCTTACTGTTGCAGAATCGTTTGCTTGGTCACGATATTTGTTTTCAGCAGTAGTGTTATGACCTTTCATTGCTTCTGCTGCTTTATGAGCATCTTTAGCAATGTGAATCAATGCTTCATCAGACTTTTTGTGATATTCATGTCCTTCTAGTGGATGGCGCTGTGATGGGCGACCTTCTTCTAAATGTTCCTCTTTAACTGGATGATAACCTTGTTTTTGATATTCTTTTGCTTTTTGAGCAGTAACAACTAATTCTTTACCTGAAGTTTTGTGTTTAACAGTAACAACTTTTTCAGTAGAAGGAACTGCACCTTCATCCAATTCACTTGTCATGTAATCGCATGATGTTTGAATGTAATCAGCAGCAAGAGTAATCTTTGATTGAACCCACTCAGGCAAATCAGTATCAGGCTTCAGCATGTCCATCAAATACTCTGAATGGCGAATGATAGTCTTTAACTGATTCATTGCCATGTCGCCTTCATATCCATACTCTTGCTCGTCTTTAGCTTCAGAAGTTACTTGTTGTGCGGGTTTAGATGCACCTTTAGGTGATGAAGAAGCAAATCTACCACCAGCAGCCTCGCGGCCTTGTTCCGGCTGGCGTTGCTGTGGTGGTGTGATTGCTTCTGAAAATTTTCTAAACTTTTTCATATTAGTCTTTCATTGCTTGTTTGGTTGCTGTGGCATACATAACACTCTTCGCACGATCACCATAACGTTGTTTGAAACCAGAAAGACCTTTTTTCATTGACTTAACAATCTTCTCACGCTTATTCATTTCAGCATCAGTCATTGAACGCTCATCAATTTCTTCTTCTTCACGGACAGCAATGTGTGTCACTGGCTTACCTGCTTGTCTCTGACCAGCACCAACTGAACCAGCACCAGTGACAGGCTTTGCTGTGTAACGATCCGTTGGTCTTGATGCTCTTGCTGTTCTTGCTGCTGTTGCTGCTGCTTGTCTTTGCTGTGGTGTTACTGGTCTTTCACCCGCGTTTGATTTAGAAACATCATAGACACGAACTGCTTCTTCAACTGCTTCTTCAACTGCATCTTCTTCTAAATCAATTTGTGAACGCTTCACGCCATTAACATCGTTGAAATCTAGAACTTCAACTTTTGTGTGAGTCTCCTCAGTCTTAACTGCTTGCACGGCAGCTTTAGCAACTTCTGCTTTTTTGCCTTTACCTTCTGATTTGGCTTGTGCTGCTTTTACTTCAGCAGTATATTCGTCATTTGTTGGTTCTTCTTTAACCAAAAGTGATTTTAGACCTTCTTCTCTGTATGCAGCAATCATTTCTGAGAAAGATTCTTTAACTGAACGAACATAGTTTTGACGGGCACCATAACCTTTTTTCTTTGCTGGTTTGTCCATATCTTTAGACATTTTGTTTTCTTTATCCCAATTTGTTTCTCCAGCTTCAGGAGACTTCTCTCTGCCGTATGTTCCTTTGACTGTTGTTGTTTTTGTTTTTGGATCATATGTCTTTGAGATGATGCCTTCTTCAACTTGCTCAACTTCTTCTTTGTTCATGTTTGGTCTTGCAGATTTTAATTCTGATTGTGTTGCACCAGCTTTTCTTGCTGACTCAGCATGTTTTGGGTCACCAGATTTAGAATACTGTGCTAAAAGTTCTTTCCTAGTTCCACCTTGACTTTTTGGATTGTAATCTGTTACACCAACAGTCTCATCAACTTGTTCAACTTCTTCTTTTACTTTCTTTTCACCACGAAGAATAGCAAAATCTTGGCCATCAATCTTGTTATTGTGGTTCTTATCAATTTTCTTTTGACCGCCTTTTAATTCTTCATCCATAATTTTCTTTGCTGCTTCAGCAATTTTTTGTGTTAAGTTATCTGAAAACATTTTTTGTTTCTCCTTTTTTTATTTTAAGCTAATTCTTTAATTGTAAATGCAAACCAAGCATCTAATTTTGTAGCATTGTCTACACGCCTCATACACAGAGTGAGTGTATTTGGTGTTGCACCGCCATACATTGTTGCGGGACCCTCATCACCAGAAGTATTTTTACCAATAATAATACCACTATGTCGCATAATTGCACTATTTGGTGTAAATGTGTTTCCAGTATTGCTACTATATTTGTCTTGATATACACGATACTGGCATTTTGTTCCTACTGAAATCCATGCAGGAATTGCAGCGCCTGAAAAAATTAAATCACCTTCATACCATTCATATATTATGGTACTTGAGCTTGCATTATTATTACCAATTTCATATTCTATTATTTCTGCTAAATCTGTTATACTTGTTGCAGTATTAGCAACTCGTATACTAACAACAGGCCTCATTGTATCATCCATTGTCCAACCACGATTTGTATTTGTTGCATGATTGTTAAATGCAAATAGATTGCCTGCAGGTGCTTGTGCAATTACAGTTATAATGTTTGAGAGTGTTACTGGTAATGAAGTTCCTGAAATATTAACATTTCCAAACTCTGTTACATGAGTATGAACAGGATTTGATGGTGAACTTGATACATTAACTGTTGTTCCTACATTAACATTTCCAGTAATTGTAATATTATTAGAACCTAGAGTTACTGGCAATGGATTGCCTGCTGAAACAATATTTCCATTCGCACCATTAGCCAACATCATCACCTCATAGTGTGATGATATTTTTGGGTCTAACGCACCAGTTTCTACTCTAAATTGTGCCACTTAGCAGTTCCACTTTCTCAATGATTTATTAATGCGTGAATCTGGATCATTTGCAGTCTTTGCGGAGGTCAAACGCTTCTTCATACCAGACATTCTAGCACAGAATGATTTGCGGCGATTAGCTGCCTTTGAACCTGCCTTTAGTTTGCTTGGCTTTGTAGTAACTGCCATAGAAAGCTTTGAACCTGGATGCTCTGCACGATATGATGCGATACCTTTGCGGTTCAAACCACCTTCAGGATTCTTTCCTTCTTTACGCTGCCATGCTGCAACTTCTTCTATCTTTTGTTCAGATAAAAACTTTGCTGCTGAATCAACGATGCTTGATTCTGATGCAGTTTTCCAACCGCCGCCCATTTCTTTATATTTTTTTGCTGCCCAACCATTAGCGTATGCGGAAGGATAAACATCAAACTTTGCTTTGGCTTCTGCTTTTGCTCTTGCCCATTTTTCAGGACTTGTTGGTACATTTTTCTCATCAATTTGTTCAATTTCTTCTTTCATCTCTTCTTTCCTTTGCTCATTTGACTTTTTATTTGGAGCGTCTGGATTTTTATATGGTTTAACTCTAAAACCTTCTTTGTCATAATTTCCAGATTTCTTTTTAGATATTGCAGTAGCAGCAGCAATCGCGGCGGCTGATGCTTCTGATATCTTTCCTTTTCCAAAATTAGATACATCAATTGGCTTACCTTTTCTTTCAGGATCAGGATCATATTTTCTTTTTGCACGAACTGCTGCTGCTCTTTCTTTTTTAGATAGTGCTGCACGTTTTTCGTTTGACATACACTTAGGTTTAGGTTCACCTGGTTCTCTTGCACAAGGACCAATAGCTTCACCTTTGCTGTTAATTCTTTTCCAACCACCTTCAGGATCTGTTTTGCTGAACCATCTACGCAAGTCTTCTTTTATGCAAGAACCTTTTGAATATGCCTTTTTACCTGGCGCAGATTTATAACCAGGCCAGCATCTCTCAGACATAAAAGTTTTAAAAGATTTCATTTTGGTCTCAATTCTGGATATTTTTTATGCATTTCTTCTTTTGATAACTCATGCATATCTTTCCACATTTTTGCTTCTTTTTTAGTTTTTGTTGTTCTAATATGACGCCCATTTTCATCATGCACATTATATTCCACATCAGCCGTAGTTCTCCCACGATAACTTTCTTTTTTAGTTATCGTTGCCTTTTTTTCTTCTGTGATAAATGTTTTGAATGATTTCACGAACTGATAGACCTATTTGCTTTGAATGATTTTAGGCTAATACCTTTTCTTTTCAATTCTAATTCTCTTTCATCAGAATTAGATGTTGCATCTTCACCACCAGCACCAATAGTTTCGTCTACTTGTGATGCTTTACCTGTTTTTCTACGAATCTTTTCTCCAGTATCACGACCAAGACTTTCACCTGCACCTGCCATAGAAAGTCCTGGTTCAATACCTTTATCAATAGATTCTAATTGTCTCTTACGAATTCCAGAAAGAGTAATTTTTACTTTTTCTTGGATGAGACCCGTTTCTTCTTTGATGGTGCTTTCTTGGCTGGTTCTTTGGCTACCACTGGTGCCGGTGCTTCCTGTGGCTGAACCACCTCTGCTACTGTTGGTGGTGCTGATTCTATTTTGACTTCTGAAACTGGTGTAACTGGTTCTTGCTTCTTGAATAAACTCAATAGTTTCTTTAGCATTTTCATTCTCCTCATGGATTTTAACAACATAACCTGGAGATGTTGGATGTTTCATCACAACACCATTCTTTGTGTGCGCTTCTTTTGCAGCAGCACGGCGTAACATAAAAACACGAACTTTACCATTTACATCACGCAACAATTTAACTTTATTCTCTTCAAAGATTGCAGCGATATCTGCATTGCTAAGAACCATACCATCTGCTTTTTGTCCGATAGTTTCTAAACGTTTGCCTAGTGTTAGACTTTCTGTAGGATCAGACATAGTATTATAATTTTCGTTTGTTTCAATATCACCATTCATCATGTTGAACATGCTTTGCACTTCTGCTGCTGTGTCACCTGTGATTGATACGGTCACTGCTTCATCTAATAATTTTGGCGAAAAGAATTC